GTGTTTTTCATATTTCCGCAATTGAGAATTTGGGCCTAGGAGGGCGCAAGTATGGCCAAACCCCGAACCCCTTCGGCGGTGCTGGAGGCTCGGGGTGCGTTCGACAAGGATCCCGGCCGGCGCCGCGAAGACTTTGAGGCCGGTGAGTTCGACGTCGAGCCGCCGAAATATTTCAAGGCGCACCAAAAAGCGGTCTGGAATGAAATCGTCAGCGTTCTGCCAGCATCGGTCTTACAAGCCACTGACCGAATGGCGGTCGAGCTGGCGGCGCGGTTGATTGCGCAGTTCCGGAAGGCGGACGACGCTGAGGTCACATCCGCCCAGGTCGCGCAAATCCGCACGGCGCTGGCGGTGCTCGGCATGACGCCGGCCGACCGCTCTCGCGTCTCGGTCAAGAAGCAGGCTCCCTCGAACCCGTTCGCCGACATGATGGGCGGATCTAAAAAGGCACATTGACTATGCCGGCCGATTTCGTCGGCAAGGCACAGGAGTACGCGCAGGCAGTCGTCAAAGGAAAAATCGTCGCTTGCAAGTGGGTCAAGCTGGCGTGCAAGAAGCACCTGGACGACTTGAAGGCTAGCCGCCGCAAGGCGTTCCCGTATTACTTCGACGAGGATGCGGCCAATAAGGTCTGCACGTTCCTGTCGCTGATGCCTCACACAAAAGGGAAGTGGGCTCGGAAGCGTGAGCTCATCGAACTGCAGCCCTGGCAGTGCTTTGCCTTCACGACGCTGTTCGGCTGGAAGATCAAGAAGAACGATCGCCGTCGGTACCGTCGAGCTTATTTCGCTGTGCCGCGGAAGAACGGCAAGTCGATCATCGGCTCGGGCATTGGCCTGTACATGTTCTCAGTCGACGGCGAATTCGGCGCCGAAGTTTATTCCGGCGCGACCACCGAGGCGCAGGCCTGGGAGGTGTTCCGTCCAGCGAAGCAGATGCTCGAGCGGACGCCGGAGCTGCAAGAGGCGCTCGGCGCCGAGGTTTGGGCGAAGTCGCTGTTGGTACCTGCGGATGGATCTCGTTTCGAGCCGGTGATCGGCAAGCCTGGCGACGGTGCTTCGCCGTCGTGCGCGATCGTGGACGAGTACCACGAACACGACTCGTCCGAGTTGGTCGACACGATGGAAACTGGTATGGGCGCGCGAGAACAACCGCTGCTCCTCATGATCACCACGGCCGGCTTCAACATTGCCGGACCCTGCTACGACCAGGAGATCGAGGCCAAGAAGGTGCTGGAAGGGACGCTGGACGATCCGGAGCTGTTCGCGTTGATCTACACGATCGACGAGGGCGACGACTGGACCAGCCCGGCGGTGCTACGCAAGGCAAATCCAAATTACGGCATTTCGGTCGACGAAGACTTCCTGCTGTCGCAGCAGCGGCAGGCGACGCAAAGCGCGTCGAAACAGACCCGCTTTAAGACTAAGCACCTGAATATCTGGTGCTCGGCGAAGTCGGCCTGGCTCAACATGCTTGAGTGGATGAAGTGCGCCGACTACACGCTGCGCCGAGAGCAGTTCAAGGGTGAGCGCTGCTACCTGACGCTAGATCTAGCCAGCCGTTCGGACATCTGCGTGCTAATGCTGGTGTTTGTCCGCGTCATCGACGGCAAGCAGCACTTCTATCTGTTCGGCGATTACTACCTGCCGGAAGCCGCTATCGAGGGTGCAGAGAAGAACGCAAACACCTACCGCAAGTGGGTGATCGAAGGCTTCCTGCAACAGCATGACGGTGCCGAGATCGACTTCGATCTGATCGAGGAAGACATGCTCGCCCTCGTGGCGGAGTACGGGCCCGAGGAAGTGGTCTTCGACCCTTGGCGCGCGGCCCAGCTGGAACAGCGCTTGACCAAGAACGGCATCACTGCGGTCGAGTTGGGGGCGCAGGTAAAAAACTTGTCGCTCCCGATGAAGGAGCTCGAGAGCGCGATCAAGGCCGGCCGCGTGCACCACGACGGTAACCCGATGCTGACTTGGATGATGTCGAACGTCGTCGCAAAGCTGGACGCAAAGGACAACATCTACCCCCGCAAAGAAAAGCCGGAGCAGAAGATCGACGGCGCGGTCGCCTCAATCATGGGCATTGCGCGCGCGATCAGCGGCGAAGAGCAAACGACATCATTCTGGGAATCCTGATGAACAAACTAATCAAAGCGGTTCCCGATGGGCTGATTGTCAGTGGTGGGCTCTCGATTTCATTCGGTGCTGGGCTGCTGCATGAAGCTGCTGGCTTCGTCGTTGCCGGCATCCTGCTGATCGTGGGCGGTATTTGCGCTGCGCGTCGGCAGCCTGTTGAGAAGGAAGGCGGCTGATGTCATTCTTCGTCCCTAAAGGGCGCCGCAACCAGGCATTCAATGAGCCATTTTGGCAAGACTGGATCGGTGCGCTCGAATCTGCGACAGGCAAGGCCGTTAATTGGCGTACTGCGCTACAGGTGGCGACCGTATTCGCATGCTGCCGCGTGATCGGCAACGGCATGGCACAGGTTCCGTTCAAGCTAATGCAGAAGAACGGACGCAAGCGCACTCCAGCGACTTCGCATCCGCTCTATAAGCTGCTATCGCTGAAGCCAAACGACTGGCAAACCAGTTTCGAGTTTCGACAGATGCTGGCGTGGCACATCGAGCTGTGCGGCAATGCTTATGTCTTTATCAGCCGGAATGCAGCCGGGAAGATCTTGGAGCTCATCCCGCTGCCGCCTGGGCAGGTGACGCCGCAACGAGACTCGAACCTCAAGATCACATATGACGTCGTCGGGCTGGATGGCACGTTCCGCACACTGAGCAAAGCTCAAATCTGGCATCTGCGCGGCCCGACGATCGATGGCTTTCACGGCCTGGATGTTGTGAAGTTGGCGAGGGAGGCAATTGGCCTGGCGATGGCTACAGAGGAGTCGGCGGCCCGCCTGCACAAGAACGGCGTGCAGAATTCCGGCGTCTACGCGGTCGATGCCACGCTCGACAAGAAGCAGTATGACGATCTCGCGAATTGGATTGCGAAGCAGTTTGCTGGACTTCAGAACGCAGGCAAGCCGCTGATTCTCGACCGTGGCGCGAAGTTCCTCAACACCGCCATGAGCTCGGTCGACGCACAGTCGAACGAAACTCGAAAGACGCAAGTAGAGCAGATCTGCTCCTTCATGGGTGTACTGCCGATTAAGGTGGGCTTCTCAGACAAAACAGCGACTTTCGCTAGCGCTGAAGAGATGAATCGTGCACACCGCGAAGACTGCCTGTCGCCGCGCTGGGAGTCGTTTGAGCAGTCGGCGATGATCAACCTGTTGACGGATGCAGAGATCGACGCGGGTCTCTACCTAAACTTCACGGAAGAGGGGCTGCTCCGCGGCTCAGCCAAAGACACGAAGGACGTCATCCTTGGCTACGTGAACGGCGGCCTGATGTACCCGAACGAGGGCCGCGATCTGCTAGACCTGAACCCCGACCCAGACCCTGCAAGCGACCAGCTACGCGTCCCCGCGAATATCGTCGGCGAGCCGAGGCCCGCCGAGCCGGTTGTAACAGCTCCCCAGGAGTAATCCCGCATGCCCAAACCGAATATGCAGCCCAAGGCTGCAGGACGAGTCCTGTCCGCTGAAAACGAACGCCTGCTGCGCGAGGCGCGCGACAATCTGGACGCCGTCCTGTCGCAACTGGCTGAAGAAGATCCGCAGGATGCCGGGTCATTCCGGCATCGCAACCGCATGGCGCTGAAGCCAGGTCATGTGCGTATCAATGCTGACGCCGGCGACAGCGAGGCTGAGATCCTGATCTACGGCGACATCGGCGGCGGCTGGTGGGACGAGGGCATCACCGGCGAGACGATCACGAACCAGATCGCCAACCTGGACGTCGATACGATCAATGTGCGCATCAACAGCGGTGGCGGTCTGGTCTTCGAGGGCCTGGCGATTTACCAGGCGCTGGCGCGCCACTCTTCGAAGATCGTCGTCCATATCGATAGCATAGCGGCCTCGATCGCCAGTGTGATTGCGATGGCCGGCGACGAGATCAGGATCAGCGAAGGTGCCAACCTGATGATCCATAAGCCGTGGTCAGGTATGTGGGGCGACGCCGACGCCTTCCGCAAGGAGGCCGACGTCCTCGACCAGTTGCAGGCCGGCCTGATCAACATCTACGAAGCTCGGACCGGTGCCAAGCGCGCAGACCTGGAGAGCTGGGTGAACGCCGAAACGTGGTTCCTCGGCCAAGCCGCGGTCGATGCCGGTTTCGCGGACACGATGGTCCCGGCCAAAAAGAAGAAAGCCGCCGCCTCGGCGATGCTCAACCACTTCAAGAACACCCCAAGCAATCTGCTGGCTTCGGCCGGCGGTCCCGAAATTCGCGAGTTTGAAGCCTTCCTCCGCGACGGAGAAGGGCTCTCGAACGCGCAAGCAAAGCGCATCGCAGCCGCGATGTCGCGGGTGAATCGCGACGATTCGTCCCAACCGCTAGAAAGCACCCTCCGCGATGGTGGGGCCCCTGCGGATGAACAGCTCGAGCGGGCATCCCTGCTCGCGCAGCACATCAAGAAACTTACCTCCACCATCAAGGAATGACCATGGCAGACAACGACGCTGTTACCGAAGTAATGGAAGCGTTCACCGAGTTCAAGAAAACGAACGACGCGAACCTGAAGAAGCAAAGCGCTGAGCTGAACGAAAAGCTCGACAAGATCAACAAGGTCTTCGACAAGCACGAAGAAAGCAACCAGAAGCTGGTGCTGATCGAGCAGCAGAACAAGGCCATGCAGGAGCAGCTGGACTCGATCGAGAAGATCGCCAACCGCGCCGGCCTGGGCGGCACCGCCGATCCGCAAGCGAAGGCGGCGCAGGAATACATGGAAGCGTTCAACCGCGTCATGCGCAAGTCGGCCGGCGACCGTGATCCGGCGGACATGCAGCTGGTTCGCGATCGCTCGGCCGCCCTGGTCAAGGGCGACGACGCAAGCGCCGGCTATCTGCTGGCGCCGCCGGAGATGCAGAAAGAGATCATCAAGAACATCATCGAGATGACCCCGATCCGCGCCCTGGCAACCGTCCGCACCATCGGCTCCGACAGCCTGAAGATGCCGCGCAAGATCGGCAACGGCGCTGCTTCGCGTATCGGCGAAACCCAGAAGCGCACCAACACTGGCGACCCGTCCTACGGTGTGCTGCAGTTCTTCGCGCCGGAGATGTTCGCCCGTATCGAGGTGTCGCAGCAGATGCTCGAAGACTCGGACTACGACCTGTTCGCCGAACTGCGTGAAGACGCCGCCGACCAATTCGCAGTCCGCGAAGGCCTGGAATCGATCAGCGGTACCGGCGGCTCGGCTCAGATGGAAGGCATCCTGGTCAACCCCGATATCGGCTTTACCAAGAGTGGTGATGCCAACCTGCTGACTGCTGACGGCATGCTGGCCCTGTACAGCGATCTGAAAACCGCATACGCCCGCGGTGCGCTCTTTGGCCTGAACCGCAACACGCTGGGCCAGGTGCGCAAGCTGAAGGACACCACCAATCAGTATCTGTGGGCGCCAGGCATTGCCACCGGTATGCCGAACACCATCCTTGGTGCTGCATACGCGGAAATGGCAGACCTGCCGAACGTTGCCGCGAACGCTTGCCCGATCGTCTTCGCTGACTGGAAGAAGCTGTACGTGATCGCTGACCGCGTGAACGTGTCGCTGCAAGCCGACTACACCACCGGCGCCGATGACGGTCTGGTCGTGTTCCGTGCCCGTCGTCGCGTCGGCGGCGGTGTGCGCCAGGCCGAAGCCGGCCGCAAGCTGAAGATCGCAGCCTAATCGACAGCACAGCCCCGGCCGCGAGCCGGGGCATCCCGCAACCAATTCTCAAGGAATCGTCCATGCGTGACCTGAAATCCAATATCAAACCGGTCCAGTCCCTAGTGCCGGCCACCCGTAATGCGGCTGCAAACGGCACTGGTGTCGATCTGGCGGGCTTCAACTCCGCCTCCGTCATCTTCTCGAGCGGTGCGATCGGCGGCACCGCATCGCCGGCCTTCACCTTCGAGGTGCAGGAGAGCGATGACAACACCAACTTCACGGCAGTCGCCGACAAGGATCTGCGAGGCACCGAGCCGGTTATCACCGCGGCCAACCAGATGTCCCAAGTTGGCTACGTCGGCTACAAGCGTTACATCCGCGCCGTCGTGAAGACCGTCGCCGGCACCTCGCCGACCCTGGACTGCGCGGCAAACGTCATCCTCGGCAATCCCGCTGTCGCGCCGACCGTCTAAGCCATGAAGATCCGCATGCTGAGGAGCGCGCCTGGGTCCGTCGACGGCATCCGGGTCGGTATGTACGAGGTCGGTCAGGAGTATGACCTGTCGACTTCGCCGGGCGCAGTCGACCTGGCTCAGTCCTTCGTCGGCGCCGGCCTTGCCGAGAAACTCGGCGCAGGCCCTGCCAAGTCCGTTGCGGAGGCTGGCAATGTCGGCGCGGCGGAGCACGTCGACGCGGTATGTGTCGAGCAGCCAACCACCCAGGCGAAGCCAGGGCGCAAACCGAAGGCACAGTAATCCCATGAGCCCCGTGACCACCGCTTGGCTCGCCAACGTGCGCGCCGAGCTGGCTGCTCCGGGCGCCATTTTCTTCACCGTCCGTGGCCCAGCCAGTTCGGTGGCGATCTTCCCTGAAGACATAGTCGGCAAGTCCGACGACGAGCTGCTTTCGTTTATCGAAGCGCGGCTCGCTGAGCAATGAAAGAAGTCACCCATGAAGCTCGTGAATAGGCTGAAATTCACAACGACGGCAACGAGCCTGGCTAGCGTCACGTCTTTCACGGGCATCGCTAAATTTCGCACCCCGGCCCAGGCAATTGCTGACGGCAAGGTCGTAATTGGACAAACCGGCCTGCAGATCGTTGCCGAGGATGCGACCAACTGGGAGGAGAGCTACTTTACCGTCGGCGGTACCGCGCAAAACCCGACGCTGACGCGCGAAAGGGTCTCCGATAGCTCGAACGGCGGCAACCCAGTAACGTTCTCGGGAGCGGTGACCATGGCGTGCACGGTCTTCGCCGAGGAGTTGGCAGGGGTGAGCGTGCTGGATCTGCCGCTAGTTTCAACGGCTCCGACTAACGCCTCAATCGAG